AACCGGATCAGCTCCGGCAGTGGCATGCCGTTAAACGTCGCCAGCGGCCACGAATGTATGTAGAGAATCGCATTCGGGTGCTCAACTACAAACAACAGCCACGCTTTGATCAGCGTATCCAACGCCTTGCGCGGGGGCCGGTCTTTGTTCGCCGCAACCGTCACGGCCAGAAACGTGTCATCTTCCACGCCCCACCGAGTACGTGCCTGCGCCCGATCCTGCGGCTGATAAAACGAACAATCAACCGCGTGCGGCACATACAGTGGGTTCAACCCCGCCGCGCGCATTTCCTGTTCCCCGAACCGGCTGTAGGCAACAGGCGCGGCGCACGCTCGCAGCACTTTGAGCACGTCTGGCGGAATTGGCTGGTGATCGACCGGCGACCACAACGCTGTCAGGCGCGCTACATCCTCGTGCAGCACCCAGGCGTCCATGAGCGACCACACAACATCAGGCGCTTCACGCTCAACATGCCTCGGCAGTACGTCATTGCCCCAGTCATCCAGCCCGGCGGGCAACAGTCGCACGTCGTGCGCCACCAGCGTCATTTCCCGCAGCCCAAAGTAACACGAGATCACCGGCTCCACATCAGGGTCATTCGCCATTTGCGCCATGAACAGATTCGTTTGATTGCCGTATCCCGTCGGCGCAAATGGCGCGTTGCTATGCCACAAGACTTTCATATCCCACTCCTGTTGGGACAAAGGGGGCATCATGCCCCCTGTTGACGTTTTGTTATGCGGCCACGCCCGGCACAACCTCAATGACGATAGTCACCAGCGCTTCAACCCAGTCGCCGGTTTCCTGGTAGTCCAGCACCAGCCACTCGCCCGCCGCCATCGTGCCTTCGCTGATGGTGTAGGCTTCTGGCGTTCCAGCGCTCAGGCGATCTGCGGTCGCAGTGCCACCTTTAGCGGCGGCCACCGTACCGCCCGAAGCCTTGATTGCCGTGCCAGCCGTGCCGTAGTTGTGTAGCGCAAACTGACCCGCGCTGCCCGCACCTTGCGCATCACGCGCAACGATGTAAGCGCTTTTGATCTCGCACGCTTCCGGCGCGCGCCACAGGTGGATTTGCTTATCATCCGCCCCCGGATCAGTAATGTGGAACGTGTAGGCGCGCTTTACCTCAGAGCTAAACATCACGCACCTCCGTTACGGTTCGGTCGCGTCGTGAGTCAGGCCGACACCGTAAGAGTCGCGCCGCTCACCGACGGCATACCACGCGTACAGGTTGAGTTCCCAGGCGCGCTTCGAAGCGTCACGCTCCGGTTCCAGCGTCGGCGGCTTGCGCGTATCCAGCGCCAGCGCTTCACGATGGAAGCACCCGCTCACCGCATCATCGTCATCATCGACGTCAATGTTGGCGCTGATGAACCACTGTGCGGCCATCCAGTTGCCGACATAGAATTCGCGCATAGCCTGATTCGCCACATCGCCCAGGAACGCTTGATTCGTCGATGGCTGGTCAAGTTCTAGCCAGATGTCATGCCAGCCGTAGGGGTGCAGCACGAAATACAACGGGTTCGGAGCCTTGTTTGCGCGTAGCTTCGAAATCGCCTTCGCACACCGCGCAATCGACAACGCCGATCCCGCCGCGCCCTTGTCTGTGGTGAACCCAGAAAACAGGTCTACCAGGTCGGAGTCAATTGCCCGCCGCAATGGCCGCCCCCATCTCCCGCGCCGCGTCGGTGCGCGCGCCTTCAGGGTCGGTTTCCATACGCTCGTCGGTCAAAACGACCTGCGTCATCATTGTTTTGGGTGTCAACTCCGCCTGTTGAGTCTTCGTCCATTCGGTTGCCAGGCTGAAGTCAGTACCTTCAGCTACCTCCGTCGCCGACAACTGGGGGTAAATGCCGATGTACCGCGTTGCCATCCCCCTGCCGGTATAGTTGTACACCAGCCCGGCCATGAGGTTGGTTTCACGCGCTACGAACAGCGTGTCCTCCAGCAGTTTGGGGCGAAGATTCGAGGCAATCGAACTTACTGTTGAGACTGCCATACGTCACCTCGTCAGGATAACTCGTCCGGCAACGTCTCACTCCCGGTGTACTTGAACTGGCCTTCCCTGAACATCGGGGATGACCCAAATCCGCCGAGCAAGCGTTGCCGCTTTTCTTCATCGGTTTCAGATTCCGGCCTTCCCCCTGGAACTGCCGTCGTTGAGCCTCGCGCTCCTGGTATTTGTTGTGCCGCTTGGTGCGCCGGGGCTTGCCCTGCCGATTGCCCCGGTACAGGCTGTCCGGCCACGTGCGCCGGTTGTCCCGGCGGTGCTGGCTGAACCTGTTGAGAGACAAGCCCCTGCGCTCGTAACGCCCCCGGCGGTGCAGGCGACTGCGCTGCCGACGGTGCGGGCGCAGCGTGCTCCGGCGGCGCGGCTGATTGCTGCTGCGCCTCTGCGGTGAGCCGTGCCGCCATCGCCAACCACGCCAGACGTTGCGCATCAGCCCGAAGCTCGTCTTCATTCTCGCCGCGCAACCTATCACCCAGTGTTTCGCCCGTTTCTTCGTTGATCACAACGGTCAGGCCGTACTCGCTGGCGATACGTGTACGCAACAAGGCCACCTCGCGCGCGCGTAACTGTTGCCTCAGTTCTTCTAATTCTTTCTGGCGCTTATCGGCCAGCGTGCGCCATTGCTGCTGTTCGGCCAGTTCGTTCTCCTCTCGCTCTTTCATTTGCTGGCGCAATCGCTCTAGCTCTTGGGCCAGTTCGCGCGCCCTGACTCGTCGCCGCGCGTTTTCGGCGCGCAACTCCTCAACGTAATCGCGCGTGAAGAAGTCCTGCTGTTCTTCGGCGTTTTCCGTTTGTGTTTCCTGCGTATTCTCTGGCGGCTCATTAGCATCTTGCCGTTGCTCCGGCGCACCCTGTGCTTTGTCTTCACCCATCATGTCACCTCTACTGCTATTCCCTGTGCAGGTCTAACCCGTAGTCAGTCCTGCCTTCTACGATGTTCAGGCATTGTCGCCATGCTAACGGCTCTCCCCGCGCTCGTGTAACCTGCTGTAACCACTGTGCCAACGGGGTCGGGAACACAATACGACGTTCGAAGTTTCCAGCCTTGCGCTGATCCTTGCGCTCGTCATAACCGCGCGGCGTGCGAATGATTGAATCTGGCGTCGGCGCGCCCTGTTTCCAAATGTCGTGCAGACTGTCAACCCAATGTCGCTCCCAGCGATGATAGGGGGCCAGCGCATCAGCCAACGCGCGGAACGAACAGACCAGCGGCTTGCCCACGCCGAGCAGTTCAGTCTCTTTCATCCCGCCTTCCTCGTAACGCCAGCGCTTCAGGCGGCTGGCCATCCCATTCATCGACAATCCAGCGCTCCATTTCGGGGTAGCGCCCACGCGGTTCGAACTGAATACCGTGATCATCGGGCAACGGCTGGCGATGATCCCACTGCCACAACAGAATTTGTTGCGGGACGCCATCAGGATACGCAGCGCACGTGATGCGCCTGTTCTTTACCCGGCAATGTGCGCAGAACATGCAAAACGGCCAGATCGTGGTCATGTTTCCGGCTCCCAACCCGTTTCCGGTATACCCGGAATAGGCGGCCCGTCCAGCGCGCGATACAGTTCGTATACATCGTCGCTGTACTGCTCGCCCGCCAATATTCCCCCAAACGTTTCGGCAATGAATTCGGCGGTATTGGTTTGCGCGTACCCGCTCACCTCGCTGGCAATGAGTATCTGGTCATCGGTCAGTACAGAAATCGCGTCGTTTATCGTAATGTTGTGCTTTTCGCGCAGGTTCGCATCATGGTACGCGTGCCCCAATTCATGAATAATCGTTTGCCCTTCCTCCTGTGATGCGAACCAGAAATCTATTTCCTCGTCTTCAGACGTCAAGTGATGGTCTTTCCAGGGGTAGCTGGAATTAATGACGATTTCCAAATACTCAGAGTCATACCAGGCCAGCGTGGTGTTCCTTAACGCTATTCCCATGCGGAACGTTATGTCCTTCAGGGGCGGCAACCCTACCTGCTGCATCCTGTCAAACGCGGCGTTGACTTCGCTTTTTACATTTTTCCAGGCACGCTTGACCGCTGACTGCCGCGCTTCTGCCACGTGTTTCAATTGGTTTTCATAAAATGTCGTTACGTTTTCCAAAAGCGCTTCACGTTGCGAGTTCCACATTTCCTTTAACGCCGTCGCAATGCGCTGCACTGCCTCGGTAGCGCGCGGGCGGCGTATGGCAGAGATATACTGCGCCGCCGTTCTGCTCCCCAGGATTTCACGCAATGAGCGCGTGCGGCGCATCAGGCCGTAAATATCGTCCTGGTACTGACCAACCATGTCTTCCGGCTTAATCAATCCGTCCTTCCATGCCAGCCACATTGACGGTCCCAGAATTTCCTGCTGTTCGTCTTCGGGCAGCCGCTCAAACAGCTCCCAGCCACGCGGGCGCGTCGGTTGGCCCGCCAGTATCGGTACAGGTGCGCAACGCCCCCGGTGGTGATCATTCAACGATTCTCTTATGCTGAATACCTGCCCATCCATAACCCAGCACGCCGGGCACGTGCGCACATCGCGCGCGCTTGACCACATCCAACCCTGCAAAATGTCATAATTCTGCTTGAACGTGTGGTGCGCTGCCGTGCGATAGGCATATAACTGCGCGGTGCGGACCGTTGTCTCCGCCCACGAGTACGGAACATTCAGCATCTTGTGCAACATGCGCGCTGTCGCCACCGGGTTTTTGCCCTGAGCCAGCCCGGTCGTGATCGCGCTTTTGATTAAAACTACCGCTTCCTCAGGAAAGCGCGCCCAAACTTTGTCCAGCATGGGATCGCGCATGCGCAGCGCAATGTCTTTCACCGCCTCTGGGCTGGGGCGGTTCCACTCTTGCAAAATACCAGGCGTGTCCGCCGCCGCAGCCGCCGCCACCGTTGCGTCCTGCGCGTATTGAATGCCGCGTTCAATCATGTCCTCATTCAGACGCTCCGACTCCTCACGCGCCTGCCGGGCAAATGCCGCCAGTTCAATCTCGATCCCCGCCCGCAAGCGCGCCCATTCAGGTAGCCCGCGCACCATCTTCGGCGTGATGTTGACACCCGCTTCGACCAGTTCCGCAATGCGGCGCTCGTAATCACGAGTCAGCGGTTCGAGTCGTGCCAGCACGCGCTTGTAATCGACGCGCAACATGGCCGCCGTACGACCGTAAGTGGCGTCCAGCGACTCGCGCCACTGATCGCGTGCCGCGATTTCAGCCAGCGGGATCGTAGCATCAGCCACGTCTTAACTCACCTTCCCGGCAATAACGCGCCGCGCTCTTGCATGCGGTGCGTCAATTCCACAAATGTGTCAGCCAGCCCCTGCTGCTCATCAGCTTTACGCTCCAGTTCCAGGTCGTAATCACGCTCCAGGTCAGCGGCAAGCGTGCGATCAGACGTGAAGCCGAGCATCTTTTCTTCAGCGGCGGCCTTGACCAGTTCGGCCCGGTCGATGGGCAGCGGGTCAGGCCATTCAATGCTGGGTAGCGCGGCGTCGGCATGACCCATGATCGCCAGTGCATGTTGCGACAACAGCGCCAGCCCGCGCCCATACAGGCGGCGCTTCTGATTGGTCGCATCCACCATATCGTTGAATAACACGCGCAGCCCGAAGTTCGTCAACTGCCCCACCTTGTCACGTTGCGTTGACCAGTCTACGACGCGCATCTGTGTAAAGAATTGCGCGCGCAAAAACTGCAGCATCTCCATACTGGCGCGCAAATCGCCCTGTGCCTCGACTTTCTTCATGTCAGCACCGGGCGGCAGCTCCCATAGCCCATCAATCGAGGTCTGGCGCAGGTTTTGCGCGCTCCCGCCGATCAACAGTGATACGGGAAACGCATGTAGCCGAATGATGTGCAGCGTGTTCGAAGCGACAAAGTTAATCGCATCGTTCAG